ACTGGAAGTCCGGTGGCCAAGCATCTATTAGTCCTGCCATTTGGATGGAATTAATCATACCTAACAGGATTGTTAAAAATCCAGCAAATACAAGACCAAGACCAAAGGCTTTGATTGAATTCATTTAGTTGAGTCTAGTTACTTTTACATCAGCAACACCGGCACTTTCCATGCCGATCCTACGAGCTGTACCGAGAGATAAATCAAGATCCCTGCCCGGAATAAACGGCCCACGGTCATTGATTGTTACCGTCTCGCAGATGTCAAGGCACACCTTAAGTTGTGTACCAAAGGGTAGGGTTTTGTGGGCAGCAGTACTTGCATATTGATCATACCTTGTACCGTTAGCTGTAAGATTACCGTCGAAGCCAGGTCCATACCAGGAAGCCGTTAATATTAAAGGTGTTAAGAGTGGAATCATTGTTAGAATTTTAGGTCAGTTGAACGTTCGAGTTTATCTGCTACTTCCTTTCGGAAGGCAGGATCATTTTCATATCTAGGGTCATTCATAGCTTCAATAACTTGAGCTTGACTTTTGTACACATCACCTTTACTGGAAGGAGCTTTGCCCGTAAGCATCTCCCCTTCAACACCTGAAGCATCATCGTATCTATACTTCAGAGCTTGGATGGCGAAGAAGCATGCCATAGCATCACCCCTCTCCATCACTGCATCATACATATCTATCTCTTCTTTCTGAAGAGAGTTCTTAGCCCAACCCATCATATCAGTATAAGCTTTCTCTCCACCAGCTATGTCCTTTAACTGGCCTACCTCTTTATCAGTAATACTTGCTGTCTGGTTCTCCGATCTATACTTAAGATGCATCTGTGCTAGATCTTTTGGATCCATCTTTTCGAGTTCCTGCATTGTCTTGTCAGTGTACTCGGACTGTGCTTCATCCCAAAGACGGTCGAGGAAGGAAGTGTCAGGTTCCTCAGTTTCTTCCTCCTTACCTTCTGGTTCTACCTCTAACTCTTCAGAGTCCTCAGCTGTCTCCTCTTTAGGTTTGCCTAGCTTACCTTGTAGTTCAATGTAAGCCTTCTCTAACTCTTCAGCATCTTTAAACTTACCAGCTAAGAGTTGTACCTCTTCAGCTGCTAGCTTTTCACCAACCTCTAAGGAGTCCTGTTCTTCTGCTGAAAGCTGGCCGACTACTTCAGTCTCTGGGGTGGTGTCTACTGTTAATGTTTCTGCCATAGTTATTGTGGTGGTTGTTGTGCTTGCATAGCCATCTGCATCTCAGCTTGTCTATCTCTTTGATCTACAGCTGCCATAGCTGGCTCATTCTGTTGTTCTTGCATTAACATCTGTTGTTGCATCTGTTGCTGTTGTTCTCCTTGGATCTCTTGCATACTCTTCACTAGGTTGAGTACGTCGATACCTGAAGCAGCTGCTAGGCGTTTGATGACTTCATCTGGATTGATGAATTGTTGTAAGGCCTCTGGTCCCATTGTACTAGCAATGGTTTGGAGGAACATACCTAAGCTTTCTCTATCTTGGCCGCGGCCTAGTGCATTGATACCTGCTACAATAGTAGGCTTCACTAGATCTTTAGGTATAGTAGGGATTACCTTATTCTTTGTTAGTACGTTGAGCTTACGATCGAGGTAAGGTACTAGGAACTCAACAGTAAGTAGACTGAATAGTCCACCAAGCTGTTGCTCTAGTTCCATCTGTGTCATCCGTACCTCTTCTGCAGTAGTACGTTCTGATTGTCTAACAGAGAGGATAAGGAATGCTTCACTAAGTCTCTTCTCTAATGTAGCTGCTGATTGATAAGCAGTTTGGAAGTCAGCTCCCTTACCAACTTGAACAACACCGATATCATCAGGTCTTCCTTGAATGATTGCACCGTTCCCAGCAGCGGCTAGAGTAGCTGGTTTAGTACTCGCTGAGGGTGATACAGTAAAGACTACTTTAGCAGCTGCTGCAGAGCCTTCTACGATGGCCTGAGAGAGTGCTTCAAGGGACTTAAGATCCCCCATAAACTCTTCTACTCTACCACGTCCATATGCTTCACCGTCTACAGTGTTGAATCTAAGTGGAAGCCAAGGTGTTATACCGACAGGTGATTTACTCTGTGACTTAGGTATAACCTTGTCGAATACTTCTTGATGCCAACTGACTCTGTTATTCTTAACTGTGACATGTGTGTATACATCACAGTCGCTTGTGTCATCGTCGTTGTAGTCACTTACCTCACCTTTCTTTAGGTTAGGCATTAACTCTTCTACGAGTTTCTTGTTGATACTTTCTTTAGTAACAATCTCAATTACATTACCGTTACCATCTCTATCAATTACATAGCGGTTAAGTGGGAACAGCTTGAGTCCATCCTTACCCATGAAGATAAGAGCATTGCCTGCTACAACCAAGTGTTTCATTGCTTGGTGTACGACAACCCTATCATCAGAAGCTGCGATGGATTCAAGAATAATTCGTTCGACTTTAGCAAAGACTAGATCTAATTCTGATCTAACTTCTGGTCCATAATCCCTCAACTTAGAGTCGTCTAATTGTAGCTTGAAGAAGCTAGTCTGTGGAGGTAGGAGACTAAGCATTAGCTTAGCTGCTAGTGTTACAACCCCCTTAGCTCCAACTGATTGCCACGGTGTGGCTAGTTTCCTAGCTCCTGTGGTACTAACATCTTCACGTACTAAGTAAGGTATGGTTAGCTCAGAAGCTTGCTTAGCTACGTTTAGGTATTGAGAACGTTCACTAGAAAGTACATCGTATCTTGTTTTAGCGCTCATTATTATCCTTAATATAGTTTGTGCACAGGCCAATGGTTGGATGGTCTTGTAAATTGACTTGTACCTCCACCCGTACCTTTCCCTAAGGAGGTGAGGCCTTTATTTTTGAATATTGCTGCACCTGAGGCACCAAGTCTTTGACTACCCATACCTCGCATAGAAGCTATTCTGCCTGCTTCTGCTGCTGCAGCAGTTTTCTGCATTGTTGCTGCTTGGGTCTTTTCAATTTTATCTTGGAAAATCTTGTCTCTTTTTTCACCCCACCTCACATCAGCTTTTAATGATCGTGCTGCTGCTTTATCTTCCAGTTTTTGTATGTGTCCTACAACTTTTTCACCTATAGTAAGACCATGCTTATCAGCAAAATCTCTAGCTTCTATTATTTGATCAAGTCCGTAGTCATCACCTTTCATAGCCCTGATATCTTCCATGTCAAAGCCCCATCCACCATGTGCTCCATAATCCCAATCAGATTCAGCCACATTTCTTTCTTTTATCCACTCTCGTGCACCTCTACTGTGTAGTCCTTCCTCTTTTGCACGGGCGTAAAGCTGTCTAATTTGGTACTTACTTGCCCCAGCTTTACGAGCAGCTTTTATATCTTCCTCACCAAATTTTTGGTTACCCCAAAGATCAAAATTCCAATCGTCAACACCACTAGCTGAATCCCAGTCAGTACTAGCCTGCCAATCCTTCTGTGCCCACCTTTGGATTTTATCGAAAATCCCTTTTTTTCCTTGATCATCCTCTCTTCCTTGCCTATCCTTCGACCTCAGTTTCTTCTGATTATCCCACAGCCTGTCCATTATTTGGATATTAGTTTTCCCTTTATCCACTAAATAAGTATAATCCTCCCAATCAAACCTGTCCTTCTTAGACCCGTGTTTCAACCAGCCCTTACCCATTTTAGCCATTTAATTTCCTCCTTTTGTTTGTTGTTTAGCCATCTGAATGTAAATCTATAGGGGTTATACCTTCAGGTGTTGAATAAGTGACGTGACTTTTAACAGCCTTTGCAAGATTCATCTTCTTATCATATGAATCCCACTCCAATTCTTTAGGAGGTTCTGGTTCTTCGTCTAAACCATAGTGTTCCCAGATGTCACCTGTAATACCGTAGTGTTCACCTTTTGGTCCTTCTCGTATGATCGGATGTAGATGATCATTAACGTTAACAATGTCAGTCAGATAACTACTAATCTCATCTAGAGCTTCAGTTACACCTGCATCACCTACACCCCAATCACGTGCCTCTTCCCATATATCACCCCAATCATCTTTTATTCCGGCGAATAAGAAAGCGGCTCCCACCGCCGACCCAACATAGCCTCCTCCTTTCCTAGTCACTCTAGTTCTAGTTGAACCTAAACCAAACTCTTTTGAATACATTACCCTGGTTTTTACATCAGAGTTATTTGCATTAGGTGCACCAACTATTACTTTACCAGTCTTTTTGTTACGCCAGCGAGTTGTCTTAGCTTTTTGATAATATAACCCTCTTGCGTCAGCTTCATCCCTGGTCATCCATTCGTATTCAGCTGGAGTACCTACGTAATCCCGCGTGCCTGTTGATCCTCCAGGGCCACGAGTGGTGCGCGTTCCACCAGGAATTCCAGCTTTAACCCTTGCACGTACTCTAATCGTCCCATCATTAGGACCAGTACCTACTAGACCTTTAGATTCTTTAACCCATTCATCCCAGTTGTAGCCAAGAGCACCTGCTGCTGCTTCATAAAGAGGGTTATCTATGATGTCCCAGAAGTCACCCTTCTTAAACTCTTCTATACTATATCCATCTCGGCCCCATTGTTCAGGCAACCCTTTGGATACACCATATGCACCAACATCTTTAATAGGACCTGTCCCTTTCATCCAACTCATTTACTTGTCATCCTCCATTCGTTTAGTTATCCATTCAACAACTGATTGTTGTCCGGCTTTATACATTATTTGTGAAACCGTATCGGTAGGGATAGGAGTCACAGGTGGAAAGACCTCCTGAAGTTCATCCAGGAGGTGTTGATCAAATTGAGGACCGTAAAGAGCCTCAAGCATATTGCGGGAGGTTGACATTACTGTGCTCAAAGAAGGCAGGCATTCGTGCTCGCTTAGTCTCGAAAAGCTCAGGGGCTTTCCCTTCATACATCAAGCGATCACTGGAATCCAGCCAGAATTTTTTATCTAAATACCTGTCGTAGGTATTAGTGCCTAGTGGTTCTAGTATCCAACTAATAGTTGCTTTACGTAGTTTATCTAGGCTAGGTGATGCATTCCAATTCATCTCTTGACAAACTAAGGAATGACTTGCGACGTGGACTGTTTCGTCTCTTGAGATATCCGCGGATATTGTTCGAAGACCAGCGTCACCATTAAATCGAAAGAACGGGAGTAAAACAAAGAAGATTGCACGCTCGGCAGTAAGTGCTTTGAGCACCGTGTTATCTGGATGCGCCATCCACGCTTCTCTAATCTTAAGGACTTCTTCCTCAGATTTAGGATCAGTTCCGAGAG